ACTTATACATGCTTTTGGATCAGCTGTTAGTGTTGGGCAAAGTGCAACAAATATAGCCGGTACATCTTCATATGGTGCTTTAGCAATGGTTTGGGTAAATTATAGCGGTGCAATAGCTCACGATTTAGTATCTTATTCATTAAGTGACGTGGATGTTATAGCTTCTCAAACTATATCAGGTGGTCCAGCTGCTAGAACGTATAGTGCTGCTAGTGGAGTATTAAAAGTTGCAATGGGAGGATCTGACACGTATAATGTTTATGTATCAGATATAAGAGTTGCAACTACTTAAAATATAAATATAAAATTATGGCGATAACATGGAAAGCAAAAATATGTTCAGGTATGGATGTAGTAGAAAAAATAAAATTCATAAAACAAGGGACTAATGACAAAGGTGAAAACGTAACAGCTTCTGCTGTTTATGTTCCACCTGCAGAAGACGCTTATAAAGTAAGGTCTGAGTGGACAGACGAGCAAATTAATGCGATAGCTGATAAGCTATCTGATGATTTAGATGAATCAATAAAAGCGCAAGGTGGAAGTTAAAAAACCTAGATATAACGAAGACAGTTCATTAAAGTAAAATACACGATAAAGGTGTAATAAGATATTTAGCTGGTGACAGCTAATTTGTTTAACATTTTAAATTTAAAAACATGGCATTAAAAGGTAAATATGATTACAAAGGCATCGAAGTAGCTGATGCATACGTAAAAATTGCTAGCGTAAATTGGAATTGCAGTAGTAATTCTGAGCAATACGTAAAGACTGCAGCTGTGTACAATTCTGATGGTACAATAAAAACCCCTGAAGTTAAAGATACTAGATGGGTAAAAACTACAGTTGGAAATTGGCACGCAAATGTTTATAAAGATAAAGCAGCTAGAGATGCAAATCCTAACAATCAAATCTGCTCAGTAAGCGGAAGTTTTGATATGGACATCAAAGATAGTGCAAAAAACCCTGTAAAACAGGCGTATACTGCAGCTAAAACTGTTGCTACTTATAAAGATATGGCAGACGCTTAATAGACTATGACAATAGCGTATTAAGAATAATATTATTTGTGTAATAGTAATAAAGAACAATTTTAACTAAAATTTAATTAATTATGAATAAAAAAGTAGAAAAAATCACTGATGAGGAGTTAAAGCAACTTCAAGATCAAGTAAATCAAATTAACAACGCTCAATTGAGGCTTGGTGGTATTGAATCACAGAAGCATACATTAGTGCATGCAATTAATGCAATGCAGAAAGATATTCAAGACATGCAAGTTAAGCTTGAAGAAAAGTATGGTAAAGTAAGTATCAACATTACCGATGGTACAATACAAGAAATACCAGAAGAAGATGAGCAAGCTAATACGTAAGATAAGTATTGGTAAAGACTATAAAAATGAAGCTATGCACTACGCTGTTGGACAAGAGGTCTACGGCGGGCATACTATTTGTGATATAATAGAGGAAGACACTAAGTACAGCGTTTATATTAGAAAAAACAAGGATGTTTTACCTTGGAAAGATTTTAATAAAAACATGGCAGTGTCGGTAGAATATAATCTTGAATATTGATGCATAGTCTTTATGACTTTATAATTGAACCAATAGGATCAAGATATAATAACAAAAAACAAGTTGGTGATAAAGAACTCATATTAAATACGGAGATCTTTCATCACCAGCATGTTAATAGAGAAGCAAAGGTGATTTCTATACCAACACTTGTAAAAACAGAAGTACAACCTGGTGATACTGTTATAGTACATCATAATATATTTAGAAGGTGGCATAATATGCAAGGTGTAGAAAAAAATAGTAAAAGCTATATCAACGAAAAAACTTACGCTATCAGGAAAGATCAGGTTTATGCATACAAAAGAAACAACAAGTGGAATGCTTTAAAAGGCTTTTGTTTTGTAAAACCAATTAAGTCTTATAATAAGTTTGATACTAATACAGAACAGCCTTTAATGGGTGTTATGAAATATTTAGATAAAAGCTTAAGAATGATAGAAGAAGGTGATTTAGTTGGCTTTACACCAGATAGTGAATATGAATTTATTATTGATGGTGAAAAGCTATATAGGGTTTTTACGCAAGAGATTTCAATTAAATATGAATATAAAGGAAAAGAAGAAGAATATAATCCAAGCTGGTTACAAGGCAGTTGATGAATTAATAAAAGTAGCAAAAGAAAAAATTGTTGATTCAGAAGATGATGTTTCTGCAGACAGATTAAAAAATGCAGCAGCTACAAAGAAATTAGCTATATTCGATGCTTTTGAGATACTAACTAGAATTCAAGAAGAAGAAGCAATACTAGAAAATAAACCTTTAGAAAAAAAGGAAAAAACATTTAAAGGTTTTGCTGAAAGAAGGTCTAAATAATGTACAAACAAACTTTATATAAAATTGTTGAGCCTATAAGAATTAACACACTTAAAAGACTTAACAAAGGTAAGAAATGGAAATATGGTTACAATAAAGAACACGATATTGTAGTTATAAGTAAAACAGGTGTAATTGGTGATATATACGAAATACAAAATTTTAAAATAGCATTACCACCTGCTACTAATATTTATAGTAGATCAAAAAAGAAACAAGAACAACACTGGGAGCAATTTGAATATCCAAAAGCATTAAAAAACGTAAAAACCATTTTTGACTGGAGGGATTACCCTAACGAACAAAAAGATAAATGGTTTGATTACATAGATGAGGAATTTAATCGTAGAGAAAACGGTTTTTGGTTTAATAATAATGGCAAGCCTACTTACATTACCGGTACTCACTATATGTATCTTCAGTGGTCAAAAATTGATGTGGGTGCTCCTGAGTTTAGAGAATCTAATAGATTATTTTACATATTTTGGGAAGCTTGTAAAGCAGATACAAGGTGTTATGGAATATGTTACCTTAAAAATAGACGATCTGGCTTCTCGTTTATGGCAAGCGCGGAGACAGTTAACGCTGCTACTATCTCGAGTGATGCAAGATTTGGTATTTTATCAAAATCTGGTGCAGATGCTAAAAAGATGTTTACTGATAAAGTGGTACCAATATCGGTCAATTATCCGTTCTTCTTTAAACCAATACAAGATGGTATGGACAGACCAAAAAGTGAACTCGCGTATAGGGTACCAGCTCAGAAGTTTACTAGAAAAAAGCTACAAACAAATGAACAGCTTGAAGAAATAGTAGGTTTAGATACTACTATTGATTGGAAAAATACTGGAGATAACAGTTATGATGGTGAAAAGCTTAACTTGTTAGTACACGATGAAAGTGGTAAGTGGGAAAGACCTGATAACATACTTAATAACTGGAGAGTAACAAAAACATGTTTACGATTAGGTAGTAGGGTAATTGGTAAGTGCATGATGGGAAGTACATCAAACGCGTTAGATAAAGGTGGTGATAATTTTAAAAAATTATTTAGAGACTCTAATGTAACAAAAAGAAATAAAAACGGTCAAACTAAATCTGGCTTATATAGTTTATTCATACCAATGGAGTGGAACTATGAAGGCTTTATGGATAAGTATGGCATACCAGTCTTTGATACACCTGAACATGAGGTTTTAAATTACCACGGTGATTTAATTGACATAGGTGTAATCGAGCATTGGGATAATGAAGCTGAAGGTTTAAAAAATGACCAAGATGCTTTAAATGAGTTTTATCGTCAGTTTCCTAAAACAGAAGAACACGCTTTTAGGGATGAAACACAAAACAGTATATTTAACCTGATTAAAATATACGAGCAAATAGATTTTAATGAGGACACAAAAAATTCTCATATGTCAACAGGTAACTTTCAATGGGTTAATGGTGTAAAAGATTCTAGTGTTATATTTTATCCAGATCCAAAAGGCAGATTTAAAATAACATGGACGCCACAGCCACATTTACAAAATAAAGTTGCTATTAAAAATGGTATTAAATACCCTGGTAATGAACACATGGGTGCTTTTGGTTGTGATAGTTATGATATATCAGGAACAGTAGACGGTAAAGGATCAAAAGGTGCTTTGCATGGTTTAACTAAGTTTAGCATGGAAGATTCACCTGCTAATACGTTTTTTTTAGAATATCTAGCTAGACCACAAACAGCAGAAATATTTTTTGAAGATGTTTTAATGGCATTAGTATTTTACGGTATGCCGTTATTAGCAGAAAATAACAAACCTCGTTTACTATACTATTTAAGAAGAAGAGGTTACAGGGGTTATTCTATGAATAGACCTGATAAAGTGTGGAACAAATTATCTACCGCAGAAAAAGAAGTTGGTGGAATACCAAACTCTAGTGAAGATATAAAACAAGCTCACGCAGCAGCGATTGAAATGTATATACAGGATCATGTTGGTTTAAAACAAGATGGTACTTATGGTGATATGTATTTCAATACAACATTAAATGACTGGGCTAGATTTGATATAAACAAAAGAACTAAGTTTGATGCTGCAATAAGTTCTGGTTTAGCTGTTATGGCTTGTAATAGGCATTTATATGCTCCTAACGCAAAAATAAAAAAAGAAAAAGTAAATTTAAA